TCGGCTAAATAAGCTTTATATAAGCTATCGTAATCCATATAAGTATTTATCACTATAGTTGCAATTTTAAATATTTTAAATAAATGGTTTGTAGAGACCGTAAAAAACTATCTCTAAAATATTCTTAGTTGACTTTTATACAATATATGTATAATAAATTTATGGACGTTGATGAGATATTAGAAAACTATACTAATGAACTAAAACCTGAGATTAATTTAAATAAGTTAAATCTGGGTGATCATCAGTCTAAACTACCTTCTTTAAAACACAAATGGGCAGGTCGGTATATTAACCATAAACGTAGACTAATTAAACTAAAATGTAAAAAGAAAGATCTACGTAAAGAACTAACTGCAAAGTATATTGAAGAATCCCCTGTTAAAGTAAATTTAACTATTGCAGAAAAATCAGTACAAAATAGTGCTGAACTTTCCATTATAGATGATAAAATTGCAGAAGAAGAACTCATCCTTGAATATCTAGAAAAGATACAAAATATAGTTAATAGTATACAATGGGATATTAAAAATTTAATTGAGTTAGAGAAGTTAGAACTTCAATGATAAATCTAACTCTACATAATAACTCTCAAGCTCAACTCTCTGGTCCGGAATTAAATTTAATCAGAGAGCACTTCAGTGTAGAAAACAAAGCTGTAAACTTTCAGCGTAGACTAAGATCTAGATTTATTAAAGATCGTATATATGCAATTACTCCAAAAGGTAAATGTGATATTGGTTTAGTAGGAGAAATAGTTAAACACTGTAAAAGTAAAAATATAGATTTTGATATTAGCAAAGATTTAGGAGACATATTATTTCCTACTCTACCTGAAGCTAAAAATGATTATAAACTTAAATTTGAGTTAAGAGATTATCAACAAGAAATTGTAGATAAATGTATACATGCTGGAAGAGGTACAATTGTGTTAGCAACTGCTGGTGGAAAGACCCTATCCATGGCAGGTCTACTCGAGTACTATTATCAAAATGTAAATAAATTTTTTAAAGGTCTGATTATTGTTCCTGATTTAGGATTAGTAAATCAAACACATAGTGATTTCAAAGAGTATGAAGTTAACTATACTCATTCTATATGGTCAGGTAATAATGAACTAAACAGTAATACTAATATAGTTGTAGCTAACATGGGTATACTCCAGAGCGAAAAGAGTGATACTAAATGGTTACAAGATATTGATATACTTATTGTTGATGAAACTCATAAGTTAAGAAGAGATAATAAAATTAATAATATTATAAAGTCTATAAAAACTAATCATAAGTTTGGCTTTACAGGTACTCTTCCAGATGAGCCCCTAGACAAGTGGAATATATTTGGCAAAATTGGCCCTCAGCTATATGAACGTAAAGCATATGAGCTAAGAAAAGATAACTATGTTACACCAGCTAAAGTTCATATATTCGAGCTCAATTACAAATCTAAACAAACTGATATTTACAATAAAGATCTTCCTGTTAGTTTTTACTTACAGGAGGGTGAGTTCATAAAAAATAATAACTATAGAAATATATTCATAAGTAAACTCTCTATGAGACTAGATAATAATACTCTAATACTCATAGATTATATAGAGCACGGGGAGACCCTTTTAGAATACGTGTCTAACTACTGTGAAGGTAAAAAGGTATTCTTTATATGTGGTGATGTTGAAGTCGAGGAGAGACGTAAGATTCAACAATTAATGGAAACAGAGACAAATATAGTAGTTATTGCTATTTCTAAAATATTTTCAACAGGTATCAATATCAAAAATCTGCACTATATTATTTTTGCTAACGGAGGTAAAGCTAAAATACGAATTATTCAAAGTATAGGCCGCGGCCTGCGCTTGCATAAAGATAAAAAGCAGCTTATAATCTTTGATATTGCTGACAATTTAATATACGGACAAAGACATGTAGAGCAGCGTAAACAACTTTATAAATCAGAAAATATAAAATATGAGCAAACAACCCACTTCGAAAAGTAAAAAGAAGGAGTATTATGTAAACCCAAAAGAGTTTTATAATCAGATTAAAACTTATTATGAAACTGATGACCTCGATGATGTACTAGCTGAGTCTGTACACAAAATTGCGATTGGTCTTAGCTACGCGACAAACTTTATCAATTACACTTATAAAGATGAAATGGTAGGCGATGCAGTAGTTAAAATGTTTACAGCTCTTAAACACAAGAAGTTTAATATTGAATCTCATTCAAATCCTTTCTCATATTTTACTACTATTGCATATCATGCATTTATTAATAGAATTAAAAAAGAGAAGCGTTACAAGCAAACAATAAATGAATACCAAGAAACTGTCTATGAAGAAATCATGTGTGAAGATGGTAACGGTAAAGTTTATGTAAGACTTCCAGATGAGGAAAGTGTTTCTCAGTATAGTGATTAATGAATTCTAAAATAGCATTTTTTACAGATCTCCACCTAGGGGTACATCAAAACAGTGATAAGTGGCTCAATATAGCTCTCAATTGGTCTGAATGGTATAAAAACCAATTAGACGAAAATGACATTGATGAGATTATCTTCGGTGGAGATTTTTTCCATTATAGAGATGAAGTAAATGTAAAGTGCTTACACACAGCTAATAAAATTTTAGATACATTTAAAGATTTTAAGATTACCATGATAACAGGTAATCATGATTCTTATTATAAAGATAATTCTATAGTTAACTCTCTATCAATACTTAACTCTAAAAACAACGTTAATGTAATTGATACTCCTCAGAAAATAAAAATTAAAAACAGAGAGTTAATGATGTGCCCTTGGGGTACAGAAATGCATCAGATACAACCTGCGGATATTATTTTTGGTCACTTCGAAATTCAAAACTTCAAGTATAATAATTTTAAAGTTTGTGATCATGGATTTAATTCTAAAGATTTATTAGATAAAACTAACTTAGTATTTACCGGTCACTTTCACAAAAGAGAAGAACGTAAGTATGATAACGGGACTATAGTCTATGCAGGCAACCCCTTTGAGATGGATTATAGTGATTTAGGTGACAATAAAGGTTTTTATATTTTAGACTTTAATGATCTATCATACAAATTCTATAAAAATAATGTATCACCGAATCATGTAAAACTCAAGACTAGTGAAATACAAAAACTACCTTCAATGAAGGATAGACTACATAATATTATCTTGAAACTTTATGTTGATAATGATATTAGGATTAAAGATTTAGACAGTATTGTATCTAAAGTTAATTCATACAACCCTGTAGATCTTACAGTTGATTACTTACATAAGTTTAATCCTGAAAATGTTCCTTTCACTAACGAGCTGTCAGATTTGAATACTAGAGAGTGTATTATAGAATACATTGATAACACAATTGATGAAGAATATAAGAGAGACGTTATAAAGAAAACGATAGAAATTTATAAACAGTTTGTATGAAGCACGTAAACTTTAATTATATAAAAGTCAAAAACTTTCTATCGATTGGCAATGAAGAGGTACAGGTTAATTTTAAAACTGGTATCAATGTTATTACTGGTAATAATAAAGATAAGCTTGATCGTCGTAATGGAGTAGGTAAGAGTACTATTGCTGATAGTATACACTTTGCTATCTTTGGGGAGACCATAAGAGAAATACCAAAGAGTAATATTATTAACAATATTACTAATAAAGGGACATACGTAGAGCTAGACTTCTCAATCTCAGAAAATAATATAGTTAATAACTATAAGATAGTTCGTACACTCAAACCAACAAAATGCTTCCTATACATCAACGATGAAGATAAGACTGAGAGTACTATAATTAACACAACCAATACAATTAAAGAGTTGTTATCTGCTTCTCAAGAATTATTTCAGAATTGTGTGATTATGTCTCTTAACACTACTTTACCGTTTATGGCTCAAAAGAAAGTAGAGAAGAGAAAATTTATTGAAGGTATTCTCAAGTTAGAAGTTTTTTCTCAAATGCTTCAAGTTGCTAGGACTGAACATAATGATGTTATTAAAGATTATGATATTACTAGTAAAGAACTCACACATCAGATAAACTACAAGAACATTGTTACAAAACAATTAGAAGATAAAAAAATAGAGAATGAGAGTAGAGTCGAGAGATATAAATTAGATATAGAAAAAAAGAATAATAAAATCTTATTATTACAAGA